CCACAGACAGTCGTTTAGTACGGGACACGGTGTGTTTCCGTTAGTTCCGTGACAAAGCTGCTTGGCTTGAGAGGCAATTATTTTGTATTGTGTTTTATCGCGAGGAGGAAAGAACTGCTCCGTGTCTTCTCCGGCGCAGCGTGCTTTTGAACGCCAAGACTCATCCCTCATCGGTGCCATAGAGCCTATTCCTTAGTTCCATAAAGTCTGTCTCGAGGAGAATGACGTAATCTTCGCCGTCGAGATGAATGCCGAATACGGGGGTTCGACCATCCATGATTGCTTCGTTGGTAATCTTCTTTAGCTCTGCCGAACTAATGGTCTTGGTTTTCTTGCCAGTCCACTTGTGTTCTACCAAAAGGTCTTTGCTACGCACGTCGCCTTTTCTTGACCAAAATGCACCAGAGGCAGCTGTTGTGCTGCCCCCGATTGCCTTAGCGATGCGTTTTTCGTGCGCTTGCGATTGTTTTTGTCCTTCACTCTTCAAGAGTAACTTTTCCTTCCGCAGCAGCTTTCAACAAGAGCGGAGTGTAAAAGAACAGAATCTCGCGAGACTCGCAGGTACTGCACCCACAGAACGGTTCGCCAGACAGGGTCACAAAATCTGGGGCTTCTTCTTCGAAGAACTCTGCGTCAACTTGCTCCCAGCACTGACCCATGTACTCTTCAAAGTCTTTCTGGACTCTGCTTGCCCAGTCTTTATCGTGAATGGTAAACCTACTCATTTGATGCCTCCATAATGCTGTCGGGAGTTGAAAGAACTTTGTCACGAAGCTCTTCCATAAAGTCTACTTCTTCACGGATAGATGCGACAAATGCCTCTTGTCCATTCCACTTTCGGTCACCGTAGTAAATCCACCCGCCCTTGCGGTCTACAATTTCTTTGACGATAACCATTGCAGCAATCTCTTTGGCAAAGTCGTAATCCCCCGCGCTGTAGATGCTGTGGTCGGCAAAGTAGTAGTCAATGTAAGCCACGCGCTGGGGTGGAGCAACCTTGTTCTTAATAGTGCGTATCTTGATGCGCTGTCCGACTCGCTGCTTGTTGACTCCTGACCCCGCTTCAATCCATTCGTCACGGCGAACCTCACTGCGAGTGAAAAAAGCATAATTCTTGCCTTCACCTCCGGGGGTAGTCCGCGGGTCTCCATGCATAACTCCAATCTTCATCCGGTACTGGTTGATGATGAGCCCGAGTACCGGGCGCTCGTCTTCAATGAGACTCCGCTTCATGGCGTCTCCGACAACACGGAAAAACTTGTTGGTGAGGAGTGCCCCACGCCCAACCGTCATTTCATCCATGTTTTTGTCCATCTCGGGTTGAGGAACCAAAGCGGGCAAGGAGTCAATGACAATCGCGTCAACCGCTTTTGACTTGGCAAACTCAATGACAGCTTGGTATGCCTCTTCCATAATGTTGGTCTCAATAACAATGACCCGGCTGGTGTCAACCCCACACATCTCGGCATACTCAGGAACCCATTGTTCAGCAGCTACCCACACCGTGGTGTGCTCCGGATTAACTTCTTGATTGGCTGCAATGCACTTGAGCGCAATAGCGGTTTTACCATGGCTTGCTTCTCCGATGAGTTCATTCCACTGGTTGGCTGGGAATCCGCCACCAAGGATGTAGTCGAACGTAGTGGAGCCGGTTGTAATCTTGCTGATTAGCCCTGCGCGGATGTCCTCACCGATGACAATAAAGTTCTCGCCAAACTTCTTGTTGAGGGCAAGCATAATTTTTTTGGCTTCAGCGCTAATTGTCATTATTGTCCTTAACTGTTTGTACAGCGGTTTGGAGAGAAACGTTGTTTTCGGACACAAGTGCCGTTTCAACCAACCAGCTCATGTCGGAACTAAACTTACTTGGGTCTAAAGGTTCTGGGGAAACCTGACCTATTGCGTCAATGGTCTCCATTGTTGGGGCGGAACTTGAAGTGCTCCAGTTTTGAGCCGAACCCAAAGCGATGTCGGTATAGCCGCAGGAGAAGCAATGGTATTTTTTGTAGTAAGTTTCATAGGAGCATTCGGGGCATTGCATTAGCCGTCAATCCTTCCAATGATTCCCTGTGGGTTCCAGTTACTTGTGGGGTCGTTGCCCGCTGCTCCGCGAGCTGCGCCCTCTACGTGAGCCCCCGCCAAAGAGCCATACCGAGAACCAGACTGCTCAAGGGGATATCCACAATCAAAACAACGAGGGGCAGCATTAGAAACTGACATGTAGTTTCCAGAACCACAATCGGGACACGAATCAGTTTGTTTTGCACTTTGCGCTCTTTCCGTGGGTGTTTGTTGAAAGGAAGGCATCGGTGCCATGGGCTGCTGGCTCGGTGGCATGGGGGGCAGGTCAGCAGGTCTTGTCTGTTGGGGAGCTGGCGACTGTTGCGCCAACTTCTTTGCCCACCAATCGGCGTTATTCATTATCTTCTCCTACAATTTTGTCAACAAGTTGGATGTACTCAATGTGCGCTGCGATGTCCTCTTCATGGGTCAGTTTGTCTATATGAAACTGTTTACCAAGTTTAAGTAGGTCAATCAATTCCGGCAAAAGTGTGTAGAGAAACTTTGCCTCCGAGTACCAAACCATCGAAGGGTGGTGGTCATTCATTTTTTCTAACTTGGCTATTGCAGCATCAAACTTTTCATCGTAGGTCATTGATTCTCCAATCGGGAAATCTCTCTTGCTAAGTACCACTGAGCTTTCTTCAAGTCTTCTAGTTCTTTATGTGGGTCCTTTACTCCGGCTCGAGTAATGTACTTAACCGCATTGCCACGACAAAAGTTAAGTCGTTCCGTTATTTCAATGACTTCTATGGGGTATTGCGTATAGTGCTTAGGGTGGTTAATTGGGTCATTAGAAGTCATAGGTTGAATACCTTTTTTATTGATTTAGGAGTCTTGACCTCTAAGAACCCCATGTCTACTAATTGAGAAACAGCTCCTACCAAAGTGTTCATGCTGACGGTAGTGAACATGCCCTGTGTAGCGTCCCAAATTTCTGGCGGTAGATGGGAAAGTATGGATTCCTCGTCATCCTCAGCCTCATCTTCTATATGGGCTTTTTGGTGAGCAACAGCAGCCTCTGCCATGGTGGTAGAAAAAGCAAACAATACCGGCAATAGATGGTCTATTTTTGAAACTCGAATATCACTGTCTTCTTCTTCATGTTCCGCCACCTCGTCGCTCATGGGGCTAAGTCCAAGAAGGATACTCATGTGATACGCCGAGGGTGCCTGCGAGTCGAGGATAAACCCTCGGATTCTGGAGGTGAGGATGTCGTCGGGGAGTTTTAGGTGTTTCTTTCGAAACCAGTTCATTACTTTGCTTCTCCCCACTTATCTACAATCTTGACATCGGCTATAAGAGGTACTGTAATCTCTTTTAGCTTGATGCCTTCCATCGACACGCGGATAGCCTCCGCGACCTCGTCTGCGCGGTCCTCGGGACACACAGTCACAAGCTCATCGTGCACCGTGAGGAGCACGTTGATGTCTGGTTCGTCAACAAAGCACGAGTGAGCGCGAACAATGGCAAGCTTCATTATGTCGGCAGCTGAGCCCTGAATTACAGTATTGAACGCCTGTCGTTCAGCACGAGCCAATAGACCGTATTCACTACTCAATAACTCTGGGATGTATCGACGCCGACCAAAAATAGTTTCAACGTATGGCATGGGGCGAATCTCTTTTGCAAGTCGAACCACTCGAGCCTTGTACCGGGCAATGGAAGAGAACTCCTGCTCAAAGTTATTGAGTAGTGCCTTGGCTTCGGTCACCGTACAACCAACGCTCGCGGCAATCTTGTCAGGTCCGACGCCGTATGAAATGGCAAGAACAAGAACCTTACCCGCTTTACGGTCGACTCCCATTGTGTCACCAATGGTGGTGTATATATCCCCTCCCGTAATGTAGTTGTTGACCATAACAGGGTCGCCGGATAAGGACGCAATTACCCTTGGCTCAATCTGAGAATAGTCCGCCACCACTAGTTTGCATCCGTCTGGTGCAATAAAGAGGTTACGGATGAGCTTCCCGTACTCTCCGGATGACGGGATGTTCTGCAAGTTAGGTTCACTGGAGGAGAACCGACCGGTCTCGGCACCATGTGCCTTGAAGTTTGTGTGCACGCGACCGTTGATAAGGAGGCTCTTCTTCTCGGTAATCTTCTCTTTACCGTTGGTAACGTGCTTGACTTCTCCACCGTGGTACGGGGTTACGTAAGTCGTAAGCAACTTGTTGAGGTCTTGATACTCCAGCAGGGCGTCGACAAGCTCGTCTTTTCCTCGATAGAACTCGAGGGCTTCCGCGGAAACGGAAAACTGTGCTGGGGTGAGCTCTTGATTATTACGAAGCATCTCTTGACCCTTGGGGGTCAGCGCCTGCTTCAGACGAAGATTGGGTGTGATGCGGGGCTTTTTTTGCCCATCTTGCGGGATGAACAACAGCTTCTGCTTCTCCGCGATGGAGTTGATGGGAAACGCCTTACCTGCAATCCTGTACGCCTTAGCCTCAGCAGCTAACTTGTCCGCGCTAATTTGCTCCGAAAGAACCTGCAACTGCTTGGTATCAATAGGTGCCCCTGCCTGCTCCATGTCGCATAGAGCGGCGAGGACGTCCATCTCTAGTCGCCATACTTTTTTGAGGTCAGTACCTACCTTAGGAGCGAGTACCTTGTACAACTGCCATGTGACATCGGCATCAATACCGGAGTATTTAGCAACCGCCGAAAAAGCGTGCTCCGCTACGTTAGCTCCAACTCCTTTTTCTACCTCAATGCCAAGCTCGCGCTTTGCACAAGCGGCAAGGTTGAGACCGTTTCGGTTTAAGTTGTTTACAATAAACGAAGCCATCAAGGTATCAAAGTAAGGCTTGGGCGGAACTGTACCTCGGTAATACTTAGCCACGGACTTCAAGTCAAACTTGGCATTATGAGCAATTTTTAATTTGTCAGAAAACAACAAGGGTTTGATGGCGTCAAACACCTGACGAGGAGTCAGCTGGGCTGGGGGCTCGTCAAAAACCGAAACCCACTTACTCTTATCTTTTGAGTAGTGGATATCCGACAACGGCTTACCCAACTCAATACGGCGCTGACCTTCCGACAACAGTGGCTTGTCGTAACGGAGAAACTCACCGTTAGGATGCCCCATGGGGATTACGTCCGTGCGACCTTCGGTGGCAAAAGAAATCCAGCACACATCGTTGATAATTGGGTAGAGCCTATCTTCCCCGATGGTCTCTACGTCGAAGGCAAATGCGTCAACCTTTAGGTAGGCGTCGACGAACTCCTGAAGCTGTTCTTCGGTGGTAATGATGTTCATACTTCCCTCTTTCCTTTCTATATTAGTCCCTTATTCAAGAGACGAGAATGGGGCTGGTCTGCCGAAAGGAAAGCGGACCAGCCCCGGGGGAGTGGGTTAGGAAACTGCGGAGCGAGCGACTTCGAGCAGTTCTGCGCGGGGGGTCACATACACTGCCTCAGCGCCGTAGCGCGTCGCACCAGCAGCAACTTCCTCCATAGCCTCGGCATCGAGGTCCCACTCTTCGGCAAGGTCGGTCGCGCGGACGCGGTCGAGGGTGTACGCGGTCTGGGGACCTGAACCCTGTCGAGAGATTGCCCAGTAATACTTGGTCAGCGGACCACGACGCGGGTCGTCGTTCGCTGCACGGAGCTGACGCGCAAACGTCGGCGGAGCCGTGAGAATCTGGACGGATGGCTCCTCATCGGTGCAGATGAGGACGTTGAAAGCGAACTTGCCACGGGGCTTGTCGCCGAGAATGTCGCACAACGGGCAGTCATCGCCGAGGCAGACAAAGGACTTCTTTCCTTCGCGCTCGAGCCAGTGCTGTTGGTAGACGGAGAAGGGTTCGTTGTCCAAAAAGCGGACAAGCTGAACCGCGTCACTGAAGCGGAAGTCGTTCGGGTAGTCCCCGCCCTTCGGCTTCAGGAGTGCATCAGCAGCTCCCCATCCAGCCTGCACTGAGGTGCCGTGCTTGGGGGTTGCTTCGGGGGCATCTTCGACGAGTGGCTCGTCGAGGTCGTAGTCGTCGACCTGTGCGGTTGGTACGTTAATCATGATTTCTCATTTCGGTCTTGAGGCTTTCGCTCTCGATTGGTTATGAGGCATTACTGCTCTCGGTTCACGGCTCGTTTCCATCGGCTGACTAGTGCCTCTGTCAACTCCTCGTGATGGCTCCACTCTACACGAGCGGAACCAAGTAGCCCTCGACGTGAAAACTCCTCAATAGCAATTTCGATAAGTTCCCGGGTATAGACCCGGTTACCGTTTACCTTCTTGCCTTGAAGCGTCTTGGACCGTAGGCGATAGGGAGCGATTGGGATGTACCCCTTCTTCTCCCACAGGCGGATGGTTACCACCTTTTTTTCCAGTGCCTCTGCCAGCGCACTGATTGTAAAGACTTCCGTCTCTACACCTCCGAGAGACTTTACGATGGGATTGGCATCCCACCCATTTGACTCTCCGAGAAGCTTAGCACGACGATTTTCGGCTACTGGGTTGTCGACACGCCGCGACTTCTTAGAGCCGGGAATTGTGTCGAGACCCTCAAACGCCTTGAGAATATCTTCGTCGCTTCGTAAACCGGGCATTACTTCTTCTTCGTCATCAATGCCCAGACAACCTTTGAGGGGAACATCTGGTCAATATCTTCTTCAGAGATGTGCCCTTCGTACATCTGCGCCATGAGAGCGTCTTCGTCGATAACTCGAATTGTCTTGTACACGGCGTCTTCAATGCCACGCTCTTTGATGAGCTCTTCGGCAATTGACTCGTCAAGCTTACGGGTCACTCGTCGTTGCTTTTCAATACGAGTTACTTCCTCAACGGCGCTGTCCAACTCAAGAGTGATGTTTCCCTTGTCGTCTTCGTAACCTTCCGCGTCAATCTTGGCAAACAGAGCCTCACGGAGTTCGCGGGAGCGAGCCTCCATCTGCTCAAGGGTTGCCTTGACCTTTACGTACTCTCGTACCTGAGACTCGAGGTTGTCAGGATTTGTAAACCGGACACCTTCTTCTTCAATTACTTTTGCCATTTGGTGCTCCCCTCTAAATCTGGTCTGTTAGAAAACCTAGCAGACTTCCTACTGTTAAATCGACCCCGCCACGCGAGTTGATTCCTTCACCATCTAACACCGCACCTGCGACACTCTTTTTTTGCTGGAGAGTCTCGTACTGGCGCTGTTCAATGGAGCCTAAGACTAGCACATCCTGAATCGTAATCGTGCTCCATGTAGAGCTTGTTCTATTGATTCGTCCGTTTCTTTGTACGGATAAACCGGCTGACCAAGGCTGGTCGTAGTTCAAAAGCAAGTTTGCCTGCGGAAGGTCAACCCCGTAACCTCCTGCGTCGGATGAAACCAACACCTTTACATCCGTCTCTGTCTGAAACCGTACTTTGCTCGCTTCTTTTTCTTTAGCGTTCATCTCGCCGGTATACGGAACGGCGGTAATCCCGTGCGAAGCTAAGCGGTCAACAAGGTGTCGGACAGAACCTAGGTACGAGGAAAATACAACAGCTTTGTAGGACTCATCAATATCTAGGTGGTCTCTCAAGTAAGAGACAGTTGCGTCTAGCTTTGGGGTTTTCTTCAAATCAGACAGCATTCCGAGTTCCGATACTTCGTGAATGTATGCGCTGCCTTTTCCGGTTTGATTACTAAAATTGAGCGCGGACTCCACGAGAAGGTCAGGATTTGAGCAGAGCATTCGTAATGCAGTGATACGGGACATGACTTTTCCTCGGAGCTCGTTAGCCGGGTCATTTGCGTCGTAAGCTTGACCGTAGTGAGCGGCGATACTGAAGTTGCTTCCAAAGAGTTGACTAGCCTCTATGAGCATTTCGCGGAGGTCGCGAGAGATGTATTCGTATACCTTCTTGGCTTTACTATCAAGCGGTACCAGAAGGGGCTGTCGATATACGGCATCCGGAAGATAGGGCTTTACGTCCTCGTCCTTCTGCGCCTTTCTGACCGAGTGAGAGGAAAGAGTTTTGTGGAGTGTTGGTAGGTTCCGATATCTTTGGACCCCGCCGAAGTGGTTGCGTACAATGAACGTTTTATCGAATAAGTCAAATCTTCCCAAAACAGTCGGATTGACAAACTGCATAATTGAGAAGACCTCTTCCGGGCGACCATTCTCGATAGGCGTTCCTGTGAGCGCGAATCTAATCGGTATGTTTCTTCCAAGTTCTTTTACTTTCTTTGCTCGTTTTGCTCGAAAACCTTTGATTGCTGTTGCCTCGTCGCAAATGATTGCGGAGAAAGTCATTTTCTTCAGAGTTTCCCAGTCATTTACAACTTGTTCGTAGTTCATTACAATGTAGTCATACTTTAAGTATGACTCGTAGTATGCCTGTCTTTGTTTAGGGGTTCCGTCAATTACAAGAGCGTTTGAATCGCTAAACTTAGTGACTTCTTTTTGCCACTGATACTTCAAGCTGGCTAGACACAGAACCAGTACGGGTGCCTCAATATCGCCCTTTTCTCGAAGTGACTCAATTGCGGCAATGGTCATAGGAGTCTTTCCCAGACCCATTTCGTATGCCACAAGAATCTTTTTCTTATCGACCATCTTCTCGACAGCCTCAACTTGATACGGCTTAAGGGTGCCGCTAAACATAGGCAGCCTGCCCGAGGAGGAACGACTGGGCGTGCTCAATTCCCCATTGGATTTCGTCGTTAGCCATATCTCCCGGGTCCTTACAACCTGATTCACCGTAGTTGAAGTACGACAGGTTCAGGCTGTACTTCAGGGCAAGCTTACGGACATCCTCTGACACCTTCTTGCCAGCCTCATCCAACTTAGGATTATCAAATGCGGCGATTACTCGACCAGCTGTGCGGATAAGCTTTATTTGCTCCTCTTTCATAGTTGAGCCGCAGACCGCTACCGCACCGGGAAATCCGGCGGAGTACAGCCGAGCGCAATCCAGCGGGGACTCAACAAGGTAGACCACGTCTTCACGAAGTTGAGGTAACCCAAACAGGGTTTTTGAGCGGGGAAGACCCGGGGGACGATTCATAAAAGTCCTGTTCAGGGTACCTTTTTCTTGCCATCCCATGAGCCTTTTAGTCTCCGGGTCTCGGAACGGGAAAATCCAAGTACAGGTCTTTGCGTCCCACATAATCTCGTATGCCTTGGCAGACTCAAGAGTAATGTTGCGCGAGGCAAGCTGGTCTTCCGGGGGGTCGACAAATATTGCTAGGCGTGCCTCGGACATCTCTACTGGTTTTTCATACCGCTCGATTCTCGAGGGCATCGACTTTAGCCTCTCGTACATCTTTTCCGGAGAGACGGATGAGACGGATGCGAGCCATCCGTTAGCGGCTTGATAGTCATAGTCAACAAGGTCGCCCCATGACTTGATGTAAAACTCCTTGACATCGCACACAAGCTGAACAACATTGCCCTTGTAATGACAAGAAAAGCAATTGTGCATTCCGGTGTCTAGGTTTATCCACCATGACGGGGAATTGTCATCTTTGCCGGTGCGCTTCTTGTGCATTGGGCATAGTGATGAAGCTTCGTGACCTCGAGTCTCATAGGAGATACCTAGCTCGCTTAGAACGGATTCAATATCCACAACAGCCATTAGTAACCCCCGGGTGCCGCGGTGAGGGAGTAAGGAACGCAGAACTTGCAGTCTTTTTGCTTGGTCTCATCGTGGAAGCACCCGGTGTCCCAACTCCATGTGATGGAGGTTGTCTCGGGTGGGCAGTTACGGGACTGCACGACCTTGAGAAGGCGTAGCCCCGGGTCCGTCTCTACCGGCTCAAGACCAAGAATGACATCTGAGTCTTGGAAGAATGAGGACGAGTAGCCAATGGAATCGGCGGTTACCTTTCCACCTTTCATCTTCCAAAGAAGCGTCTGGGTGGTAATGACCACAGGAATCTTCATGCTCTGGGCGACCCGCTTCAGCCCACGGGTGATGTTAGTCAATGCCTGCGGGGTATTAGCTTCTCCGGTGACTTGGTCAAACATGAGGTAAACGCCATCAACAAAAATGATGTCTGGCTTTAGCTGTTCCGCTTTTGCTACGAGGGCATCGATAGTCAGCCCACCAACTGCATCAACAAGATGAAACGGCTTTGAGGTTTTGAGAGTGTCAAGCATGTCGGCGTAGCGGTCTTCCTCAACGGTTGACAGCTTTCCCAGTCTCAAGTTTTTGTGATTCAAGTGTGCCCGCATTGCATCGTGACGCTGGGATTGCTCGTGGTTTGTCATCTCAAAACTTTGGAACATTGGGGTGTGACCAGCTTCGTGAATGTTGATAGCAACCTGAAGCGCAATCTGTGACTTACCGGTTTTGGGAGGAGCAATGATGGTGACCAGCTGACCCGGCTGAAGCCCTGCCGTAGCCTCATCAATTTTGGCAAACCCCGTACCAATTCCCAGCAAGATGTGGTTCTGTGCATTTTCGTATTCAGCAAATCGAGAGTCGGGGTCTTTGGTCAGGTCGACGTGGTGAGTCCCTACGACGCCCTGCTCGTTGACAACGGTGACCGTCTTTGACATCTCCGTCAGTGCGGCTTCATGGTCGTTACTTTGGAGCTTCTCAACCACAACACTGGCACCGCTGAGGGTGAGCGACTTTCGACGGAAGGAGACCATCTGGTCAATCAGATAATCAAGGCTGTCCTCGACTTTGAGGGCTTTGAAGTTTGGGAAGTTATCGCGAACGGTGGTGTACGTCGGAACCTCGCGGTACTTGGAAAAGTGCTCACGGGTAAACTTCCAGACCCGGCGCAGGTCGTCGTCAATAATCCAATCGTCTTGTATACCCACCTCAATTACCGGAATGATGTCCCGGTCGATGATTACTTTGCTGACTAGCCGGTATTCGTTATCGTGTGCCATGTTTCCTTCGATTTTCTAAAAGTCTAAATCTAATCCCCAAGAACCGTAGCGAAGAAGTCGCTCCGGTATGTCTACCACACCTTTGAGGTTGGACCGGTATGGAAGCTCCGATACGAACTCAGAAAGGCTAGGGTACAACTCTGCGTGGTTAAACGGGTTCGCGCCACGCCCATCTAGCCGAGCCATCAGTTTGTCAAGGTGCTCTTGCGTCCAGTGCTCATCCTCAAATGCTGCGAGCTCAACGGACAGACCGAATTGGAATGACTTGTTCCAAACCTGTGAGAGCATCGCGTTTTGCAGACTCGTAACCTTGCGCTGAAGTTTAGCCCCCCTAAACAATCCCCGGGTCTCGTCCACCTCAGAAACTACTACGGTGTCGATGTTGACGATGATTCGTGGCGGGGTCTCGTTAGAGATGTCCCCGTTTATCACTTGAGGAACTCGACCTTGGCGTACCGAATCAGCAGGTCGCGAAAACCTTTAGGCGAGAGCAGTGCTTCGTCAACCACGGTGTCTGGAACGTCGTCTGGAATCTTGATTGCATAGGTTCCACCATTGAGGTCAATGCGTCGACGGACAAGTCGAGTGTGCTTGCACTTCTTTGGGCTACGTGAACTTTGGTACGCGGTACAGGTGCATTTCATCTTGGCGTAGTCGTCGACATCAGCCTCAACCTCATGCACCCCGTCTTCGGAAAGAAACATCTGGAGGGTGCGCCACTGTCCGGTCACGCTGTCACCTTTCATGTTCCGCTCCTCAAGTCTTCTCCCTCCAGTGTAACGGTTCTGAACCCTTCGTAGGCAAAACTCTTCATTGCTTTTCCGTAGGTCCCCGCCCAGTCTTCCCGGCTTCGGTTGGTTGTCAGGATAGTGGGAAGACCGGCATCGTAACGAGAGCGAAGAAGCTCTTCGATAGAGACCGCGTCATAGGAAGACCCCTGCTCTTTTCCTACGTCGTCAAGGATAAGTATGCAGACGTTGTAGGCGTCGACCGTAGAACGACCGTGGAGCCCGTCAACACGAGACTGACGGTCTGCCCGCTCCTCGGAGGAATCATCAAACAGCGACTTTTTGCGTGCAATGAAATCTGCGACGGTGAGGTAGTAGATGGGGCGGAAGTTTAGGTCAAGGTCTTGGGGATTGATGTGAAACAGTTTCCGGACCTCGGAGTCTTCTTCTGGAAGACCTCGGACTACTTCCATGGCTGCCGTAACTGCCATGGTGGTTTTTCCACGACCGGGGGGACCCTCGAGCAAAAGCCCTACGCCAGTCGTAAGGAGTCCCCCGGGGTGACGGATGATTTGCCCAGAAAGAACGTCCTCAACCCATTGAATAATCTCGGGGCTATCCTGACCCGTCTCGTTCTTGATGTCTTTGAAGTCCCGACCAAAGAACCGCATTGGGATATTACTATTTCGAACAATCCAGTGGCGCTGGTTTGGCGGAAGGGCTGTGACATCGTAACTCATTGGTTTCCTTTCAAAGACTCTTCGTGCTGGTCGCGTCGTCGCCTCCCGATAACTGAGTTATCAAACTTACGACCGTCTGACGAAAAGATGAACTTGTCAGCCACACTAGCGGATGTAGCTGTCGAAGCAGTGAGGTCGACACGCTGGTCGTTGTCAAACCCAAGAGCGTCATAGGCTCGCGGAAGGTACTCGCCAAACTTGCTTAAGAACTTGCGGTGAATCTTTTCTGGGGCGTCGGTGACTCCGTACAGGTTCCGTTCATCGCTGAGGAATATTCGCATTACCTCGAGCTCAACAAGCGGGTTCAGTTGATACTTCGACCGCTGCCGACGTAAAGCCCCCTCAAGGTCTTTGATGTTTATCAAACCCGGGGTGTATGGGAAGCGACGACCAATCTCGTAGCTGAACTCCGCGGCGACATCGTAAGTCGTCCATTCGTGCTTTGGGCGGCGACCGCGGGTACGTACGTCTCTTCGGTTGACCTTTGCCTTGTCTGGGTTGACATCAATCGGTTCGTCTAAAAGACCAAAGCCACCAATGCTGTCATCTCCCGATGTGTCTTCGCCCTTTGGCGACCAGCGTTTTTCAATTCCCATTGAGACCTCCTTCGGTGACTCGCCTTCGGCGAGCACCAGAAGATACGTAGTATCTTCTACCCTGTTATTTTGACTATAAGTGGTACTACTTAACTTATTAGTTACAGTAGCCACCTGACCATGTGTTGATGCCCGATTTTCTTGGCATGGTTCCTCGCTCAATGCCCGACTTTCTTGGCATGGTGCGGGGTTCAATGCCTGATTTTCTTGGCATAGAAACGGTAGCGTGTACATGTTTTTGTGCAGCTTTCCGAGGTTGCGTTTTGCACGGTCGGTAACCACCAGACCGGCATCCTCCAGCCCTCTGAGAGCCGTACGCTGGCTTTCACGGCTCATGCCGGTCAGCAGTCGTAGTTCTTCCTGCGTGGCGTCTACGTGCCCCACAGAGTTTGCTAGATGGCACAGCAAGGTAAGAAGTCGGAACTCCGGATGGCTCAGCTGTGTATCAAATAATTCGGATGGTAGTTTCATGTGCCCTCGACTATACACCTACAGTCGACGACTTGATACGACTTGCTGAATCTGAACCGGTCGAGCTAACAGTTTTGTAACCACAAGATACAAGAAACCACTCGCCAATCCGATTGGGATTAGTACCCAGCCAGTTTGCCCAAGTAAAACTGCGGAGCCCGCCGCAACAAACGGGACCAGTAATTGAGAAATTATACTGGCGTTCCAAATAGTGAACCGCTCGATTACGGTACCTATAAGCTCTACTAGGTACCCCCCAGACAGTGCAGAGATTATTACAACAATTAGAATGTCCATGCGGACAGTCTAGTTGGTGTACCCCGCGATGTTGGTGCCATTCACCATGGCAATTGGGTCCGTATCCGTATCTAGTTTTACGATGTACGGCGTATTGATGGGCAAATAGTTTTTAATGTCCATCAACAACCGAGCTAATACAAGGTCTTTATTTGGGTAGTAGTACGAGGGCGAGTTGTGAGCGGTCTGCCATACACAGTCTGGGTTTGAGCCATCAAAATAATCACTGGCGAGATACTTGTCTTCCAGTTGAGCTGAGTCTACCTTGACAACTGTGTCGGTTGCCGGTCCAGATAGCGTGAACGTGACCGTTGGAGATACATACGTTGTCGGAATGTAAAGCGTTACAGAGTAACGAGCCCATGAGGTAGATATCGTAGAAGAGACCTCATTGGTCAGGGTAGTCAAGCCGGAAGATGCCGCTGATAGTGCAAGCTTGATTGTTGGAGTTCCGGTTGCGGCTTTGACATAGATAGAGAACGTATAGTGGTTTCCGGGGGAGACGGATGCAATTCCGGAAGACGTACTGGTACTGATTACCTTTGCGGAATTGTTTATGGTTGCCTGCATACATTTGGCTGTAGAGATTCCGGAAATTAAACCATAAGGAGAGTCAGTCTGCAGTGAAGATGATGTCGCTGTCCAACCTGTTGTGTTGGTTTCAAATCCCGGGTTTTTGACAAAGTTTGTCTTCTTTGGACTAAGAAGAATCTGTATTCCTCGAGCCTCGTTAAAGGTGCTTACGCTAGACAACGCCAGTTGGAAGTTATCAAAGTAGTAGTTTGCCGCAGCACTAAATTTGATATCGATAGCGGCGTAGACAGCTGTTGCGGGTGCCGTTGCATTGAAGCTGTACTTTACCCATCCGGCGGTAAAGCTACGACCAGTATCCACGCTAGTTGAGATTAGATTTCCGGCGTAGTCGTACCAAAGAAGCGAAACCGTAGTTGTTCCGGAACCATCGTCTTTTGCGTAATAAGAAAGCGTGTAGGTAGACCCCGCGGTGACCGGGGTTCCTTGAGTCACAGGGTTGTTGAGTCCGTTTACAATACGAGCTCCGGCAGCAGTAACGGCTACCTTGGCGCAGTAAGCAAAGTCCAAGCAAGATGCAAGGTCCGTAGAGTTAGCTACCTGAGTAACCAGTGCCCCGGACGTAGAGCCGGTGCCTGCGTTAGTTACAGTGAACTGAGAAGCCGAGGCTGAGGCAACGGTTGCATTGGTCAAGTTGTATCCGGCGGAGGTTGCGCCCGTGATGGTGACTACCTCACCTGCAGCAAGGTTGTTACTGCAGGTGTAGGTGATTGTCCCTCCGGCATTTGATATGGCGCTTGCGGCAAAGGTTGTTTGTGGAGGAAGCACCGCTCGGGTTGCTGTAATTGTCGCGTTGCCAAGTACCTGCCAGTTACCGACTCCGCCACGGAAAGAGCTGTCTTGATTAGAGAGGAGGATGTTGGGCGAATCCGACAGGACGGCGTTGTATCCGACAGTTGCTTCAATGGCGGTCTCAGCGCCGAGCTTTGTACCTCGATGAGAAGCTATGTAACGAGCCTCCCGCACCAACCGTCTTTGAGCCGCGGTATAGTCGCTGTTGTTTGGGGAGATGTTGTAGTCGTATGAGCGGGTTGATAAAAGCTGGGGGCTAAAGTTCTCTGCGGTGTGATTAGGCATCAACAGGTCGGTATACGTCATGAGTTCATCAAGAGTGTAAGAGAACCCCTGCAAGAACAAGTCAAGGTCGGAGCCCGTAGCGGCGGTGTCCATTGGACTTTCTGTAGAGGATGTGAACACTCGAGGGAGAAGGTCAATCACCTTTTCGTGCGTCGTACGGGTTCGTGTGCGCCTTGCATTGGGAGTTGCCGGGGTATCATCCGTATTTCCCAAAATAGTCGAGTGGTCTTTGGCAACAAGCGTGTCAACCACGCCAACCAAAATCCATGTTCTCGCTTCGGTTGCGGCATCGATTGTCATAATCCATGCTGCGTAGTATGTTATTTTTCCCTGCAGCAATGGCTTAGAAGGATTTAGGTACGTAGCCGATTTGGTATTGGACAAATCAGATTCGTAGTAGACGTCTTTAGTTTCAGTTCCTGAACCATCAATGGCATACTTCTGTCCGGCGGAGAATCCGGTAGCCACATCGACAAGAATGATGCCGTCCTCTGGAGTTTCCGGAACGTCTGTTTGATTACGGACAATACGGAATCGAGCAAACCTTCCTGTACCTGAGTCAGGGTTGAGGGGCTCTTTCCACGTAAGGAATACCTCGTTGTGGTTTAGAGTAACCACATCGAATGGCGCAACTGAATACGCAACGTCCGTAGACGTTCCATACTTAATTCCTACCCCGTATTTAAAGGCGCTATAGCGTGCCATTTAAGTGCTCTCCTAAGTTATGCTCCGCCACCATCAATGGTTGGTGTATAGATGTTTCCCGCAGCCGTTACATAACTGACAGGGGTCGATGAGCCGTTGGTTTGAAACTCCATAAGATTTGCGGACTGACTAGCCGCCGCCTTGATAACAAGTCCTTTTATCGCAGCGCCGGATGCCAAAATAGTGGAACCACCAACGTTGCTAACCAGTAGGGTGTTTGCCACCCGAGCTCCAGTTTCAATGTTGTCCAGACGAAGCTTTACCGTGTCAAAGGAGCTTGTTGAGCCGTCAAATGTACCTGATGCTGAACCGCTACGGTCTGACGGGTCTAACCCCAGCTCGTCAGCAATAGCCTTTACTTCATCGTAAATAACGTTGACGTCACCGGCGTTAACGTTGCTGACGGCGTCAACTTTTTGAGTAAACGAAACGGTATTACCCGGGTAGTTAGCTGCCATGGTGGTCTCCTAAAGTCTTAGTTCTATTTTGACGGATTATCCTCAGACATATAGGGCAAAGGGAACTTGGCTTCCAGACGGTCTTTATACTCCTCAGAAATACCGGCTACCAGTTCTTGGATACGTTCGTTCTTTTGTCGTTGAGCCGTATGACCGCCAATGTGCTGCTTGTAAATAACTTTGGGGATGTGTGCAAACTCCGTGACCAACGATGTGCGAACCACAAGTTCGTAGTCATCAGCAATGTCTAGCTTGGGGTTGTGACCACCTAGTTCGTGGTAAACAGAAGCCCGCCAAGCACGGACGTGATTAGGAGCCGAGACGATGTGTCCCAGAGTGGTAGCGTTAATTTCTGAAACCCGAGAACCCCATACCCCAAATTCCTCGTCCCAATAATGTTCTCCGTATCCAAACGCCCAACCATCAGGGTACTTACCGGACTGACCGTCAGGAAGAATCTCCACCCAGTCCGAAAATACAAAACCAATCGACTTGTCCTCAAATGCTTTGGCAATCAGCTCAAGTGCATCTGGGGTTAACTCGTCATCGTGGTCAAGCTCCACCAAAATGTCACCTTCGGAAACCATAAACCCACGACGCTTCACCTCCCCAATAGAACCGGAATGAGTGTGGGTACGATGTGTAATAAGCCGGAATCTCTCGTCAGAGGCAAAGCCATAAAGCTGTGCCCACGTCTCGGGCTTAGTGGAGTCGTCCCAAACAACCCACTCCCAATCGGTATAAGTCTGTGCTTTGAGAGATGCCCATGTACGGGCAAGTACATCTGGAGGAGTATTATATGCCGGTGTAATTATTGAAATCATGCACTAAGTCTACAGACCTATGACAGCTTTGGCTTCCTCTTCTGTCAGACCAAGATTTGCAAGCTTTGCTAAAGCAGATTCTTTTGCAGCTTGACGTTCAGTTTCTTCATTCAAAAGTTTAAGAGCTTCTTGATGTAACAACTCCCGTTCAGCACGTTCCTCATTGGTTTCTTCACGACCTGCAATACCTGTTCCAAAAATATAATCACTCATAGTTATTCCTACTTATACCCGTAAATAGTAATAGTTCCGTAAATTGGGGTCGAAGAAGAGATGATGCTGAAACCATCATACGAAAGTGAATTACGCAATTGCCCATTGAGGTAATATAAAGTTGGTTGTGTTGACCAACCTTGACCAAATCCCATCACGCCACTAGGGGCAGTAACGGCTGGTTTGATAATGTCAAACACTTGAAGGTTGCCAACTACGCTGTCAGAATTTCGAATAAATGCCAAATAAATTTGTGCTACAAAATTACCGGCGTAGCCGGTAATTGATGACGAGTTGCTAATTACGTAGGAGTTTCCTTGGTAATAACCATCGACTGCTTTGTCAGTTCCAGAAGCCCTAAATCTAAAGGCTAGGGAGCTGTTGTCACCCGAACCGGCGGAACCATACGCGTCAAAAATCACTCTGTAGTTAGTGTACGAAGAACTAAAAGCGTTGTTTACGCTAATCGTGGTTACTCCAGAAAAAGTAATAACACCAGCAGCACTCATTGACGCGCTTCCGCCAACAGTGGCAAAAGGAGTTGCACCTGAGGGAACAACTGGCACCAAACCATTACCGCTAGCACCTTGAGGACCCTGAGCACCTTGAGTACCCTGTGTTCCCTGTGTTCCCTGAGTACCTTGCGGACCTTGAGTTCCCTGCGCTCCATTAGTACCATTAGTTCCGGCAGCTCCTTGCGGTCCCTGAGTTCCTTGAGCGCCATTTGTACCATTTGTACCCGCAGCACCCTGAGGACCCTGAGGACCCTGTGTTCCTTGAGGTCCTGTTGCTCCTTGACTACCTGTGGCTCCTTGCGCTCCGGGGGAACCCTGAGGACCAGTTGAACCTTGTACACCCTGTGGACCTTGAGTACCTTGAGGACCAGTTGCGCCTTGGCTTCCCGTGTCACCTTGTGCTCCCGGAGAGCCTTGAGGTCCTTGCGGTCCCTGTGGACCAGCAGGTCCTTGCGAACCTTGAGGTCCAGCTACAGTTGATGCAGCACCTTGAGGTCCCTGTGGTCCTGTTGAACCCTGCGTACCTTGCGGTCCAGTGGGTCCTTGAGAACCGGTAGCGCCTTGAGAGCCAGTTGGACCTTGAGTACCTTGAGGACCAGTAGAGCCTTGAGAGCCTTGTGAACCATTCGTTCCGTTAGTTCCCGACGCTCCTTGTGGACCCTGAGTTCCTTGCGGTCCTTGCGAGCCGTTAGTTCCATTAGTACCGTTTGTACCAGCAGCACCTTGCGGACCCTGTGGACCTTGCGGACCTTGTGCCCCACCACCAGACCCAGCTCCGGGAATCCACGTTTGGTCAGAAGCTCGATAAACAATAGTCTGACCGTTAGACACTCCGGAAGTATCTACATCTGTCAGGTCATCAAGAGCAAGTTGAATCTGATTGGGGTTATTTCCAAACAACCCCGTCCACACAGGAAAAGAAGGGTCTCCGCCCTCAAATTGAACCCAGACCCCTTGACCAACTACAGGAGGGTCTACCTGCACTCCGTTAGTATCTTTTGACCACGCCCAGTCAGTTACAGCATCAAAGAGCACTTGCGGAACGCGTAGCTTTACGCGACCTTTACCAAGGGGGTCGGCGTTCTCCTGCACGACCCCTCGGTAAAGCCCGAAGAATCTTCGGTTACCGTACTCGTCGGTAATCACTAGTTCTCCTACTTGTTAGCTGTAATGGTGTACTTGTTGACGGTCGTTCCATCTTCCGCCGTGACCATGACCGTAATCTTTGCGTCGATGATTGTCGCGGCAATTGTTCCCGAAGAACTTCCCGTGGTAGTTCCGGCAACGGTAAACGTCGAGCCGGATGCGGATGTAATCGTGGCAGCGGTGACGTTGTACCCAGATGGTGTTGCACCCGTAACCGTAACCTTTTGACCAGCCGCAAAGTTGTGAGCAGCAGAAGTGGTATAGGTCATTACCGTTCCAGAACCGGAGACGGATGAGACGGATGCAGACATACCGATGGTCTTGGGAGACGCCGAGCCGTTGATGAGGACGGACGTACCGGTACTTCCCGTCGCGGTAATGTCTGTTGATGAGCTTCCAGAGTTCACCGTCAGGGTGTAGTCGGTATAGGTGCTTGCAAACGTGGGGCTCAAACCTGCCGAGGAGTTGGTTGCTGATAAGGCAGACAAAGTAGCTGTCGTTAGCAACGGAGTCAAGACGGTGTTTGCCGCCGTAAATACGAACACCTCACCCGGTGCGCCAATTAAAGTAGTTAGGGAGTTTGCCTCTGCTGACCTATACAGTGCTGTAACACGGACATTGTAGATTCCCGGCACGTACCGAAGAATGAACTCGAGCTCCTCGGGGGCGATTACTTGTTCAAAGAACGTTTGAGTGTAAGAGTAATACGCCGTGATGTACGACTTAATTCCCGACTCAACCTCAGCCTGAGAATAGGCTTCTCGACGACTGTATTTGATTGCCAAAGAAACTGGGGAATACGTCGGAGGCGATACCGTAAGGGTTGTTCCAATTTGAAGCTTAGGCGACAGCTCCTTTAGCACCTTAGCCTGAAGGTCCGTCAACTCCGTCAGTATGGTGGTATTGCTGTCGTCTTTACCGGGATATAGGTCAGTGCTGAGGTCACTTCGGTATGGAGCAACGTATAGCGTAACGGAGTTCCAAACAGAGGCTATTGCGTTAGCCTTACCTACTCCGGATACTGATAGCGCCAAACCAACGTAGTCATCAAGAGTCACCGCCCGGTTCAGTGCCGAGAACGCAGCGGGAGCGTTTATTCGAATGGAGTCGAGGCTATCCGGCTCAGCTCCCCCCGAACCCAACGCCGTGTTTGTTACACGTACCGCTGCGGTAAGGGCGTTTGAGTCGGCGGTGGTTAGCCCGCCAATTCCGGCAAAAGAAACACTGGTCAGCGTGTCTAGCGGGACATTCCCGTACAATCCTCCGCCAACGTAATATCGAACTTTAATAGTGGCATTGGTAGTTGGGATAGCTCCCGATACCCCGTCTCCAAACTGAATGTAAACGTTGTTGTTAGCATCCGTCACCACCTTGTAAACGGAGTCTGTAGTTCCGTAGTCCGTGAGGTGCAGCACTTCTTTCCAAACACCATACGTGTTTCCCGATTGAACATAGACCGTAATCCGGTCTTGAACCACTTGGTTTTCTTTCAATCTAAATAGTTGATTTGCAGAACCGTCGGATGCCCCAAGAGCCTCTCCCGCAACATCACCCGCGCCCGACGCTAAGTTTGCCGAACGAAGAGCGATGTCTTCTCCATGGAATGCGGCAACTGTTTGAGCGGGAACGGTTGCCGAAGCGGTAACGGTTCCGGTATATGCACCAGTAGTTGAGCCCGCTACAGTAAATGTACTTGAGTTGGCGGATGCAATTGTTGCGCCGGTGACGTTGTACCCGGCAACACTGGCTCCAGTTACGGTAACCTTTTGACCCTGAGTAAATGTATTAGCCGCGGTGTATGTAATAACTGTTCCGCTACCCGAGATGTTGGTGACGGATGCAGTTGCAGACATAACTACCGCATCGGTTGTTGTAAAAATGACTTTACGGACAGTGTCTCCGTCGGTAATACTCCCGCTAACCTGCGCTCCAGCGGGGATTGTAGGCAAGTTAATTGCGCTGGTACTGTTGCTGAACTGGATAGTTGTCGTTGCGGCTTTATATCCAGATGGGTTGTAACCATAACTGCGAGCAAGATTAAGAATGCTCTCTCGCTGTGTTGCGGTAATAATCGTGGATTCGTTTGCCATGCGGTCAATGTAGTAGCCGATGATATCGCCCATATAAGCAAAGCTTTCAACCAGTGCAACGCCAAAATCGGAAGAGTCGTTTCCGTACCATTTGTTTGCACTACCGTTGTTATTGACGCGGTCCTTGACCCGCGAGATGAGTTCTTGCCGCAGGGAGTAGAAGTCTCGGTTGGTGTAGTCAACCACCACAGGGGTTTTTGAAACTGGGGTTGTGTCTCTAGAATCACTCATTTGTTTTCCTCATATATCGGGTAGATACCGGAAAGCGCAGCAATTCCGGTTTGAGTACGTATTACTTCTTGATTAGGAAGTCGGTAAACCACATCCGCATAAATCGTATTGTTTTTTTCATCTACAGAGATGTTTACTTCGTCAAGAATCAGTGTCGGAAACAACGACAAGAACATGGAGCTAACCTCATCTGAGATAACCTCCTGCATTACTGTGCGGGTATCCCATGCCGTTGCCGGAATTTTTGTTCCAAAATCTGAATAAAGAAGTCGTTGACCTTGAATTGTTCCAAGCGCAGACTTTACCCTGTCGGACCAGATAGCGGATTGACTAGTTTCAATCTGCACATTTCCTGCCGCGGTGAATCGAAATGGCAAAGCAATGGCAGATTCTGAGATGATAGAAATATTTGTTGGCATGTTCTACCTCCCGCTCGACTGCCATAGGGTGGGGGTCTTCACATACCCCTGATTTTTTACAGAAATAATCGCCCCAGTTGTTTGAAGCACAGTGCCTGCTTTTAGGGATGAAGACTCCAATGAGTCCGGACGGGAAACCCGTTCCGCGATGTTTACCATACTCACGTTTTTAAAGTCCTTATTTCTGTAACCGGAGGCTTGGTTGCTGCCGAGCCCGTCTGTTACTACTGTCATCTCTATTGTGTAGTCGCCAAACTTTTGAAATGTGTGCTTGGCTTCTTTTACTATCCAATATCCATCCGTAAGTTCTCCCGTTCCACGGATGTAAACAGGGGTATACGGACGGATACGTCCGTCTCCCTGACATTTTACCTTGGCAGGCATTGTCATACGTGCCATCTGTGCCGCTCCTTCTGACATGAGAGCGCTGTCTGAGTAGTGGTCAATTACTTGGTCTGAGCGGTATTCGCTAAATAAAACAGAATTAGAATTGTTGCGAAGGTTATTGCCCACGTCCATAGGTGTGGCGGAAGTCCCGTGAATCTCCGAAGTAAGTGGGTTTACTCCGGCTGTTGACTTTTCTGTACGCAAGTTGTTACCGGACTCAATGTGGTCACCCTTGAGGACCCGGAAGAAATCCAAAGTCCTGTCGTAGTATTGCCCACGGTACGGGCTAGGGGTATCTCCGGCATCTAGCAAAGGTATGGAAGAAATTGTTTGGTCAATCAGGCTATCTATGCGTCGAAAGTAAAAATTTGCTCCATCAACTACGGTAGCAAACCCAATTCTCTTAGCCTGCTCCTGAATCCACTCCCAGTATGAATGCCCCGCCATCGTGAGTTGGGGGAATCTTCGGGAATGAGTGTCTCCAATAAAGTTCATGCCCTGTTCTTTGACGATAGCCTCTACCGCTTCGGGGATAGTGCTGTCTGCAAAAACTCGGTTTGACCGGTCTTTTAGAGGAAAGCTTGCCCCCACGCAATGGACTTCCATTATCTTTTCTCGCTGGGAGTTAGCTACAGTTTTTGATACATAAGATACGTACCCAAACCACTCACTAGTTGTAATGCCCTGCTGCCAAGTTAGGCTGATAGGGAGACCTGTAGGGATGTCGTTAAACCACATCTCACCCGTGCTAGAAAACTGCATAATAAGGACATCATGCTGACCCTGTTTTTGATACAGCTCTACAAGACGTGGTTGTTTTTTCAAGCTAGGCATTGTTGGAAAATTAATAGAAAAAGAAGTGGACCTACGTACCTTTTGCCCCGGATTGTTTGTTCCCTTAAAATCATCGGACATGAGGAACTCGAATCTGTGTTCCTACCATTACATCAAAAGGATTGAGTACCTCCGGATTGAAGTCCATTACTTTCCACCACAATGCGGCTGTTCCAAGAAACTTTTTAGAGATTAAATCAATGCGGTCATTTTCTTCCCACGTATACAGAAAGTAAGACGCTCGAGTAATCGGGAAAGTTCTAAACGCAGTTACTTCCCACGAAGATGTAGCATTGTTGTAACTCTTAAACAGTGTTGCGTCCGAGTACCTGCTGTCACTATAAATCACAACTACTCCTAGATTCCTGCGTAATCGGGGATTCGGTTAAAGCTCAACTCTGCTGTAGTAAACACCGGAACCATTCTTTCATTGAAGATGGTGTGATTGATGCCAAAGTTGTTGATAAATCCAAGGTACCTAAGAGATTGACCCAGATACAACTGAACCGGTCGACCACTAATCCAACCGACGTCAGCCGTCATTCCCCGGTATTTGGTGTTGAGTCGATACCCAATAACGGTAGACAAAAGGTACTCAATGTCGTACATCGTACCCTTGCGATATATTTGGTCTTGCTCTGCGGGGGTAGGCTTTCTGGGGGAATAGAGGTTATCGTCAATGCCTGACTTTAAACGCCCCTTTCCGTCGACAAATTCATAATATTTCATGTCCGCTACACGATTAATGATGATTTGAAAAGTAATAGTGCTTTGGTTAACTTGTGCTCCAACAAGGTTGAAGCCTTCTTGACCAGAAACTTCCAAACCAACATCTGTGTTTGGCGCACCGGCATAGTTCATGCCAATAGAGGTGGGGTTGTAATGAAACTGGAATCCGTATTTGGCATACTCTGCGGGTTGTAGTTTGCTGTCTACGTTTGGAACAACCCCGTCCATGGCTCCGCTAGTAGACGGAAGGAACAAGCTAATCATTCCTTTGTTTTTTCCGGCACCCTTCCACAACTCATCGGGGCTAGCAATAGTAGTCGGATTGTCGCTGACTACTGTTGTAGACCCCGGAGTCAAAAGTTTGTGAAAAGAAACAGCCTTGCTAAAATAAGCGTCTCGTACTGCTCCAACATTGTACTCAAACGCCTTATTGCTGTAGTTAAGCGGAGGTCCCGGCTGAGGTCCCGGGTCTCCGTTACCTCCTCCGCTTCCCGCAAGACCGTTCCTGTATACGTCGCCGTAAGACCGCCCAGTAGCCTTTGCTATGCCTTGAGCCTCTGCAAAGTCTGCGCTCCTTAAAGTGGTGCCAGCCGGTCTATTGTAGACGTACCGAGAAGGCGGTTTTGCAGGATTTATGATGGAGTTAAGTATCTTGCCCCCGGTGTTTATTGTGTTTATGATGCTGCTAAAAAGGTCTGCCATTATAGTCTTCCCATCTTGTCAATCATGTGGTCACTCTCTAGCATGTCTTTCACAATTCCCGCAAAACGCTTGGCTTCTGAGTCAGACGCCTGACCAATAGTCAAGTTAATAGTCACGTTATTGCCACCCTTCTTGCCTAGCCCACCCTGCTTGAGCGCCGTGCGCCACACCTCAGCTTGTTCTGAGGTAAGAATAGCTTCACCCGCGTGGACGTTGACCGGTCCGTCCTGCGCGACGTACGGGTCTCCGCCTTTTGCTCGACGAGCTCCAGCCAAATACCCGCCCATTCGGTTATTGGTCAAAATGTTTGGTTTGTCGCTCATACCAGTTTGCACGGAGCGACCTCCCATGATTCCGCCCATTATCCCCGACAAAGCACCCCCACCCTGTGGAGTTGCGGTTCCCATTGCTTGACCTGAGTTAGACCCCATCCTCAATCCCTGCAGTGAGGGTCCTTTTTCCTTGGCACGCTGGTCAATGATGGACGTTAGTGCCGGGGAAGCCCCCGCTCCTCCTGCAGTTTTGTGCTGCCCGGTTGCCGCATCACCACTGATAGGACTTCCGTTCCCGCTAAGAACCTTCATCGGGTCAAACGCGTTTCCACTTTCATCATGTGTTTCGAAGTGGAGGTGAGGACCGGTTGAAGTTCCAGTCGAACCTACGTAACCAATAATCTGACCCTGCTTAACCTCACGCCCAACGGTCGTTCCCAGACGAGACTGGTGACCGTACACGGTCGTGATTCCATTGGGGTGCTTAATCTTTACGCAGTTTCCAAGACCACCATTGTCCCCAGCCATGGTGACTGTTCCTTGAGCGGAAGCCATGATTGGGGTTCCTTGAGCTGCCGCAAAGTCAATACCTCGGTGAAATGTGCTGGCACCTGCTGTAGGTGCTTGGCGCGGTCCGTACCCATCCGTAATTTTTGCACCATTAATCGGGTAGATGAATGTAATCTTTCCTGCGTTCTTTGCAGAACCCGTGGAGTTTCCAGTAGAAATGGTGCTTGACGGACCGCCTTTAGAGCCTTTATCGCCAAACATCCCGTTCCACCAATCAGAGATTGGTTTTAGTAAATCAATGTTTTTCATATCGCCAAGAGTCATTCCCGGGACGTTAAAGCCACTGCCATTTTGTGCTGCTTGTTGAGCACCTAGCGTAGTTGCCTTTGCTGCCGAAATTTGAGAAGAAGTCCAGTTCTGCTGTTTGGCTGCATTATCTACAATGGCGTTTGTAGCATCCCGCCTAATGAACTCACTAGCAAGTCCGGCGGCACCCAAAGTTGCTAGAGGCAAAGCAACTGAGCCACCAGCAGTAGCTGCAGCCGTCCCCACAACGGCTTCTGCCGCAACACCAGTCTCGGCAGCGGCACCGCCCGCGCCCAACGCCCCAAGAATAGATTTGACAATTGCTCCACCAGTTAGGGTACTGATGAGCGCTGTAATTGCACCAACAATGGAACTACCAATTTGTCCAATAGCTTCTGAAATACCGTCAATCAGTGCTTTGCCCGCATTGCCTCCGGAGATGGTATCAAAGAACGCTTTATACTCACCAAAGTTTTTAGCAAGCGCTCCAGATACTTTACTAAGTTCATCAAGCATTGGAACAGCATTATTCATTCCCTTGATGTAAGCCTCTGCCGCGTCATTCATGGCACGAGTATCAAAGGTATTGCTCATCATGCCAGCCTGTGCGGGATTAATTCCCGCTTTTTTCTGAAGCTCCGCCATTTGCTGGTCATTAGATAGGTCCATGTAGTTACCTTTGGACCGTTCAATGAGGAACTGCTTCATAATTTGTTGTTGGTCACCCGACAGCCCCAAGCCCTCAAGTGATGCCCCGAGGTTTCCTCTACGGAAGCTTTCGTTGATTTGGTCTTCGCTGACGTTTCCTCGTCCAGCGGTTAAGCGGTCAGCAATCTCACTCATAATTTGTCCTTGACTCTTTGCCTTGCCGGTGCCAAGGTCTGAGGTGTATATGCCAAGGTTCTGCATAAGCCCCCGTGAAGTCTTACCCGAGGTAAGGTCTTCGAGGGCAACCGTAGAGCGCTCATTGCTCATGTTCATGTACTTGGCGGCGTTACTTACGCTACGGACTGTCTGCATATACGTACTATTTGCGCTATTACTGAACGCCATTCCTCGGCTGCTCAGGTATTCTCCAACCATTTGGTCGGACCCCGCGCTAGTCATTCCGCCATACATTGCGCCAAAGGTGGCGTTACGCATACCTTGACGGGTCGCTCCATTACCCTGCATAACAGCAGCGTTGTAAAAGCCCGTTTCTCTTCCAATAGTTGCCTGAGTATTAGGCATCATGTTGTACGCGGTCTTGACGGTAGTCCCAGCCAGTGAACCAAAAAGACCCAGCGTGCTCATAACGCCACCGGCAACCATGCCCGCAGCGGACATGCCTGAGCCGTACCCCGGAGCTGGGGGTAAACTTGCGAGAGAACCGGACATCATGGGTCCGCCAGAAACGGCTCCCCCCGCAGCCTTGCCGACCCCTCCAACGGCATCCTTGGTAGACGCAAGTTTCGTCGCCACACCCTCAAACGTTTTCTCGAGTTTTTCCATCTCTCGAGTCAGTTCACGGATTACCGAGGAAATGCTTGTGTCTACCATGGGGTTATGCCTTTCCGAAGTTCTTAGCTATTGCCAGCCAATTGTGGCGTTCACTTACCGTTAGTTCTTTTATTTCAGTTAATGTCCAGCCCGGGTATAGCTTGGTTAGGGCTGTCCATTGAGCAATTAGGTCCGCGTAAATTGCAACTTTAGAACCGAAACAAATCTCCGAGACTAATCGGAACCACCACCTCGTTGTCACAGTCCGGGCAAGTGACTGTAATGTTTTCAAACTTTGGTCCCGGAACTCGCTTTGAGATTTCTTCTGCAATCTTTCGGCGGTCTTGAAGACCAATATTGCCAACCATGTTTTTGTTATAGATAGGGGTCCCATCAATAGCAATTACACAGCTCTGCAACAGGACGGTAGTCAGCTCGGCAAGTGTTTTATCCGTGCTTACGTTCAGTTCTTTTTGTGTGGTACCGGTCGGAAGGATTACTGTGTATTCCTTGTCTCGACCTTCTACCGTAAACTCGCGGTCCTCCATCGGGCTGGCAAGTACGCGGCTGTTAATGTCCGCGTCCAAGTCAAGTGCGATTGTTTTAAACGCATCACAGCCGTTGCACCAAGCCTGCAGCTCAGCCGGATTTCCAAAAGTAGCTTTGTAAATTCCGATAAGTAGAGCATCACGGTCACCGGCAAACATGCGGTCAAGCATGGCGTCATTTGCCGGATGACCACCAATGGAGACCGTGCCACGACTAACAATCGTGTTGAGCATCTTGCCCACTGAGTTAGCTTTGGAAATAAGTTCCTCATCCTTACCATTGAGCTCACGAACTTCCGCGGTACGGATGACCTCCCCTTCAAGGGTGATGTACCCACCGGGGAGGTCAACCGTAGTGTCCGAAGGAAGTTTTAGCTCTACGTCTTCTGCTTCTTCTTGTGCAACTGTTGACAGTGCCTGATTGACCAGCTCTGTAGCCAGAGTTGGGTTTTCTGCTGCCTTGAGGGTATTTTCTTCCATGTTCTATTCCTTATCGTTGTTAGAGAACCTGTGCGCGAAGGCTTGGGTTATTGCGACCGCTGTTGTTTGCACGCTTGGTCAAACTTGCCGATGCCGGAGCGGGAGTATCAAATCCCGCAGCCGATTCAGTCAAGTTGTACGCCCAGTTGACATCGAAGCCTTCGTGTACCAAAGACATCTGTTCAACAAAGATGGCGTTGTCACCAGCGTTGAGGTCAGAATACGCGACCGAGGTAATCCACGCGTTGTAAACGTTGAACCGCATTGCTACATGGTCGTCGTTTGCCGTTGCGTAGGTGTCGTTCGCGCCCGAGCCCGAGATGGGGTGGCTCAAAACCTGAATCTCGATGTCTGCACGGAAGTCCGTGAGAGTGTTCGAGCTTCCGGCTGCCTGCACCGTGCGGAACAGCTTCCGCATCCATTCCCAGTTCTGGTCGGTACCAAGAATCACACCGCGCTGAAGCGTAATCGGTGAGAACGTGGTCTGTCCCGGAATCTGGTGAACAGTGGTGTTGTAGCCACCTTCACGGTAGGGGATGCTGTCGGTCGTAACCGACATGCCTGAGACGGAGGTGAAGCCCATGGGGACCGTCCCACCAGTCAGGTTAAGTTGCCCCGCATTGTGAGGCTTGAATACGACGAGGAACCGAAAGTTCCTCATCGGGTCGGTCGCAAGGTTGGACCGGTTGTTAATGACGGTTGCCATTAGGTATTCTCCTTCGGTTAGTTCGCAGTCTTCTGGCTGAGAGTGATGGAAATGAACTCGGCGGGGTACTCGAGCGAGACGCCAACCTCGATGTTTACGACACCCTGAGCAACGCTGGTGTCGGGGTTGTTTTCTGCATCACACTTGACGTAGAAAGCCTCATCCGGGCTTCCACCGGCAAGACCCCCGCGGTTACGGTAGTCGTTGAGGAACACAGAAACCGTGGCACGGATTTGTGACCACAGTCGCTCATCGTTGTTCTGGAACAGTGCAAACTGTGTCAGCTGCGTGAGCTCCTTCTTCAGGTAGTTGAGCGAACGTCGCATCGAGATGTACCGGTTAGCCGTGCCATCCTGCTTCAGGGTGCGGGCACCCATGACAACGACTCCGGCACCCGGAATGTCTCGGATAGCGTTAACCGGCTTAGCCGCACTGTTCAAGGTGTCCAGTTCAGCCGAGGTAAAGCGACGCTCAAGAGCAACCGCGCCACCAACCGTGTACTGCAGACCAGCAGGCGACTTGAAGGGACCGTAGTCACGGTCAGTCGTCAAGTACAGACCTGCAACCGCTCCGGCAGGTCCAGCCTTGCGGACAGACGTGCTGTTGCGACCAAGCGGGTCAGAGATGTAGATGTTTGGGTAGTAGACAGCCGCGAAGCTTGAAGTAGCCAATCCACTTGCGTAGGTGGTTGCTTGCGAGACGCTTAAGTCTGCCGCCGTGTCGAGAACCGCAAAGCCAGCGTTAGCTTCGGCAAAAGCGAGAAGGTAGCCCTGAATAGTAGCTCCGTCTGTGCTTCCCATAACACGCATAACTTCTGGAGCAAACAGCACCAGAGGGCGCTCGATTGATGCAAAGTCATTAACCGCAGTCTGGAAGTCTGCAACCAAAACTGCTGTTCCATCAGACGACCCGGTCAGTGGGATTACGGTAGTAACCGGGAACTTAGTTGCGTCAGTAATGGCGATGCTGATGTACTGAGATTCTGCCTGAACTACCGAAACAATGTAATCCTTTGAGGTCGTAGACCCAAGAAGAACATTGGGGAACTGCTCAAGAAGAATGTCATCAGCGGTACTTGCCGAATCTGTTCCGGCTTCTTTGTAAACCGCAAGGTCCCAGTAGCTGCTTGTGGTAGGACTTGCATCACGACAAGTGAACTGGATGCGAAGGTTGTTGCTGTCCGCACCCTTAGCTAGCGGGGTGACTGTTCCCAGTGTCGCAGCCGAAGCGTTGACAATGTTGGTTGCCGCTGCAGTGGCACTTGAGTTAAGAACACGGCGAACATAGAGCTCAGTTCCACCGTTCTTAAAGAACAGTCCTACACCGAACGTTGCCGGGTAGGCGATGTCGTATCCACCGAATGTGCGCGAAAACTCATACCATGAGGTCACGAGCGTAACGGTGGTGGGTCCCTGAGCAAACTTACCGACGATAGCTCCCGCGGCATTTGTCGCGGTAGTTCCGGTAATGGATGACGGGAGGAGGCGTTCAGTTACGTAAACGCCGGGGCGACCGAAGGCTGCCATTTTATCTCCTTAGATAGTGGTTATTGATTCTGGGGGGTCCGAGTTAGGGCGTAATAGTGGCTTGACCAATTCCTACATAGAACGGGTCGCCGGGGCGATTGTTCTCTGTAAGACCGGGAAGGTTGATATTTATAGTGTCGACTCCCGGAAGAGTCTTTAGTGTTCCGAGTACGACCTCGCTAGAGACACGTACAGTGATTGCGTTTACGAACAGACGCTTTGCCTGCTCGGTAACGTCTCGCTTTGAGACGTCCATGACATCTAGTCGTCGACGAGTTCCATCGTCAAGTTCTAGATAGCCAAACCTAATGGGGAACTTCGTGTGAAGAAGTTGACTGATAATCTCTCGGTCATGCCGCGGATGACGTGCATAAGAGGTGACTTGGTAATCAATTGTTACCGGAATGGGCATATCAATAATTTTGTGCTCTGCTGACCCGTCTGGGCTGAGGTAATCGGGGCTAACTAGACCGCGCATTTCACGGCTTTGGTCTCGCTGAACATCAATCATGTCAATAGTGATGTAGGGGTACGACTGATTACGGATTTCTTGGTCCGGCTGCCCGAACCATACGCCTACCGAGCGAGGCTTATCGTCACCGGTGGCTTTCTGGTCTTGAACGACCATGCCCTGAAGTTTTTCGCGCAAAGCTTTGTCTTCGGAAAGTAGGAACGTCACAGTCTGCCCCCTAAGTGCTTTTCAAGGTTTTTAAGCATTACCTGAGCAGCCACCGCGTGGTTGTTGCTGTACTTTCGGATAGCTGCAGTAGGAGCTGTTTTTTCGTCACCAAACTCGTGGACAAACGCTTTGTCCCGTAAGTGGTCCGGCACATTGACTTTGTATCCGTCTTCTCCGTGGGAGACATGCATTGTGCTGACGACGTCTTCGTCCCAGCCGTGCTCTCGAGCAGTGTGTCGGAGGTCAGCAGTAACATAAGCCGCGGTATCGTGCGCGGCTTTCTCGAGCGCTTCTTTAAGAAGTTTCATGAGAGTAACCTGCTATTTTGTCGAAATGGGACCGGTAGAACCCTGCAGTATGCAGAAAATAGGCGCTCGTATTTTCGAGCGTCAAATAGCGGTAAGCCATTTCGCAAAATCCCCATTCGAGGCGCAGGTTCTAGCCGGAGCTAGGTAAGTACCCGCACGGATACCTACACTTCAAGGATAGGGAAAGTTACTCAGTAATATCCGGTAAAACCGTGGGCAACCAGTCTTTGTTCTGGTGTGTTTTTAGACGATGGCAGTTGGCGCAAAGAGTCTTAAGATTGTCAGGATTGTTATTAGCATTGTTGCCGTCTACGTGGTCAACATCCAGCTGGACGGGGTTTTCTGGGACAAACCCGCATAGCTCACACTGGCTTTTTTTATGAACAATGTAAGGTCTTTTAGATACGTGAGAAAGCCAATTTTTTTGGGGGGCGCATCTCCAGTAAATAGAGCCGTCCTCTTTATAGGTTCCCGTGGGCGTAATGGAAACCAAGCCGTCAATGCAGCAAACCCCGGTTTTTTCTTCGGGGTTTATTCCGGTTAGGAGATGCCGTCTTTTTTTCATTACGGATACAAAGCCTACCTTACGGATGCAAAAGCGGGGGCTGCAAACGCAGCCCCCGCATAAATTAGCTGGATTACTTTTTGCCAGATTTAATCTTCTTGGCAAGCGCATTGTCTTTCTTGGTGTCCTGCGCTTTGGTCAGCTTGGTGTTCTTGTCCATCTTGGCGTCTTCTTTTTTGAACTTCGCCTTCTGAGCAGGGGTCATGCCCTTCATGGTCTTGGCGTCCTGCTTCTTGTCAGCAGCAGTTCCAATGTACTTCTTTGCGGTAGCCATTACTTGCCCTTCTTCTTGTTCATCTTCGCAGCGGTAATTACATCGCCACGAGTAACCTTGGTCTTGTCGCCGTACATTGCGGCAAGCTTTGTGTTCTTAGTTGTTGTTTTGCTTTTACGCGATTTACATTCCGCGCATTTTCCGCACTTACATGCAGCCATTACTTCTTTCCTTCTTTCTTCTTTTGCTCGCTGATAGCAATCGCCATTGCTTGCTTCTTACTGGTAACTGTTTTACCTTTTCCGGGACCGGGCTTTCCTGAGTGCAGGGTGCCTTTCTTGTACTCGCTCATAACAACGCCAATCTTGTCGTTGCCCTTGGTAGGTTTTTTTGCTGCCGCCATTTGTTTCTCCTTAGGATTTGGTTGTCTTGTGCTTTGCTTCAATCTTGGCAAGCTCGAGTTTGTGTTTGGCTTCCGCCAACTCAATTTCTTTTTGCTTGATATTGCTTCGGGAGGTACTAGCCGCTTTGATTCCCCCGCCGTCAGGGTATGGTACGGGAGCTGGCTTTATTTTAGTGGGGCGCTTATTTGCCACTCTTCTTGCCTTCATTTGCCTTGCGGATAGCTGCAGCCTTCTTTACGGCGTCCGCCTTGCTGCTTGCTCCCCATGCTTGGAGAGAAAGAAGAAGTCGGGTGGGCTCACCGTTGGGCTTGCGCTCGGGACCCGGAGACCCGCCCATACGTGCCAAGAATGACGCTCGTCGTGGGTTATTGCCGGACTTTACCGGAGCCTTGAGGTCAGAGCCGGGGTTAGCTCGTTCGTAGGACTTGCGCCCCTTTTCGTTTAGCCCGCCTTTAGCGTTCTGACCAGCCTTCTTTTGCCATGCTTCACTTGCCATTAGTTACTCCTTCTGTATGCGGCGGTTTTTTTAGCAATCTTTTTTGGTTGAGGGGCAACTTGCTTTCCTGCTTTGCCTCCGTCACCCTTAGCTTTTGCGCGGTTAGTTGCGGCTTTCTCTGCCGGTGTTAGTGCCGACCAAGCTTTCTCGGGAAGATAGCGCTTCTTTCCTTTTGACGGGGTTCCGTCGGACGTTGTCCACTTTTCTTTTGTCCACTTATCCAGTGACTTTTGAGGTGCTGCTTTAGCCATTACTTGTAGCCACCCCCGGCTTTCTTGTACTCTAAAGCCAGCAGTTGAGCTTTACGGGCAGACCACTCTCCGGGGTCTCCGCCCTTGGTTCCGGCTTTAATCTGCTTGAACAGACGCTCTCGAAGAGCGGGCTTGGTGTAGTTACCAGCTTCGTTTACCCGAGACTTGGTTTTCTTTTTCTCAGCCATTACTTAATCCTTGGGTGCTCTTTATGAAACTTCTTTGTATCCTTGACACCTTGAGCGACAGTCTTAGCCCCGGACAATTTTGTCAAGTTCATTTGTTCTTTTTTACCAGATTTGCTGTTTTGCTGAACAATGATGTCTCCCTTTTTCCCAACACCTTTGTCAGTGGTCTTTTTAGTCACGGTGTGCTTTTTGCCACCGGCTACAATCTTTGCCATTTACTTTTTACCTTTTCCGCAAGTGCAGTTTCCGTTGCACATCATCGCGCCCTTCTCTTGTTTTCTTTAGCTACATTCTTACTATGAGACATGGCTTGAAGGTTGCTAAGTGCGTCGTGACCTTTACGACCTTCATTGTCCTTGTGGTCCACATCCGTCTTATCCGACAGCTTTGTTTTGTGTCCGTCTTCGTAGTCCACGCGAGCTTTATTGGAGGAAGTGGTTTTCCATCCGTCTGCCGTTTTGGTTTTGTAGACGTAAATGGGTCGACCACCATTTTGCTTTGAGCCTTTATACGGACCAAACCGTTTGGTAACCATCACTCCTCATTTCGAGAACGAAGTATTGATGCTCGTAGGGCGTCCTTACGGCTACGCTCACGCGGCGTTCCCTGCGCGTGAGTTCCAGCTTTGTTGCTTTGACGGATTTGCCGCATGCCCTCCGCGTAAGCGGGGTTAGCTATCTTCTGTGGTTTTGGTTTTTTAGGTTCGCTCATTTTTCTTTACGCGCTTTATGCTGCGCCCAGTGTAGTTACAGTCCCCGAAGAACCTCTATATTTGAGTGCTCCTGCTTCTACATAAAGAATGCCTCCTCCAGAAAGGCTGACAGAGGGGGCGGTCCCATTTTGCATTAGGAGTCGGTCTGCGTTGATGTACTGGAAGTAGTCGATAGAGCCTGTAGAACCGCCAGTCCCTGAAAGGGCAACTAGAGTTGAGTTTGGCTTATCGAATACACAGTTGAGGATTGAGTAGAACCCGTTCAAAACAACTGGAGCAACGCCTGTCAATGCGGAAGTTAGAAATTGACAGTTCGCTAATGTAATGATGCTTGAGGCAGCAGATGTAACCGCATTGGTCACGGCAGCACTTACCACGGAGTCTACAAGGCTTAGAGTTCCAGCAGTTAAAACAGGGGCAACGGTGACGGCACTTTTTACAATCACATTTGCACTAGCGTTGTTGACCGTTATGAAGTTTGGGTTGCCACCAAAGAAAGCTAGCAATCCAGCTCCAGTCACAGCTGCAGCGTTAATGTCACATAGGCGAGCAACAACGTAAGTAGCATTGCTGGTTTTTGTAAAAGTTCCAGAGACCTCGCAGTTTAGGATGTTAACGTTTCCCGTACCAGTCGGCGTATTCACAGTTAAGTTTGTCATTTTTATGCCAGAAATAGTGCACCCAGTATTTGTGCTCAAAGTTCCATAGATTACGATGTTTCCACCAATAAGCCCCGGACCAGTTATGGTTGTGAACTGAGTAGTTATTGATGGGTTTTCAGTGTAACCTCCCGGGTGAACAATAATTGTCCTACGGGTTCCAGTAACCAAAGTCAAGGCTTTAGTGATAGTAGCAACCGGGGTTAGAAGGTCACCATTACCAGTAGTGTCATTTCCGTCTATTTGACTAACGTGGATTTCGTAGTCGTATCCGGTAAAGTTTGCACTGGGTTTTGTATTTAGATAGTCTAGCGCGGTGTTGAGCGTAGTGCCCCAACCGCTTTGACCAATAGTTGGTTTTACAAGTGGCATTTTTAATCTCCATAGTTTCCGGAACCGTATTCACCGGCTCCATAAATTGATAGACGTGGCTCCGTAGCCGGGGGCAATGCGTAGGACTGGAACTGCGGGTCATTGACAAGCTCTTCAGAGTTAACTTGGTTGCAGTCAATGGTGACAACCGCGTAGTTATAGCCAAAGGACCCTCGAGGAAGAACTCGCGTAGGAACGAACACTTCACCTCGATAAACAACTCGGTCTTTGATGTGTGACGATGGGTCTACCAAAACTCCCGGAATCAACCTTTGAATTTCTCCCACGTTTACCACAAGTCGCAATGTATCTGTTACATAGAAACCGCGCTCATTCATAACGTTACTTGAACGAATGATTTGAGCCATAACTACGGGAAGATTAATTGGTTTTTGCCAACGCCTTCCCTTACCAGCAGTAGGGCTGGATGTGTCATAAATGTCATCAACAATGTCGCTGTAATTGTTTAAGAAGTATTCCTCGCCCCACTCAAACCAGCTGACGTCCACACCAACCGTTCCACCAAGGTCTTCGGAAATGCCCTCCCACATTGACTTTGATTCGTAATCAATGTTGAATCTTCCTTGAAGTTGTTGACCGCGCATATCACTCCCTACTTAAATGTTGCCCAGCCGACAATAGTTCCACCACTGGAGTACGCCCCCGTAGCGGCGTTATTGACGGTAAACGAATTGGTTGCAATGGCTGTAATAGTGACGTTCGTTAAGTTGTACGCGGTAGGGGCTACTCCGGTAATGCTGACGACATCACCGACCGAGTATGGGTGAGCAGTCGCATTGTATGTAACAACAGAGCCTGTACCCGATACTCCGGGAGCCACAACAGCTGCGCTAGCGTACTTTTTTGCAGTTTGAATGTCTACCCAACCCGGGATTCCTGCTCCACCGCCACTTGAGTCATACCGTTTTCCGGTGTTAATGGGTTTCCAAATAAGTGGGTTAACGTTGGCGGCTGTACCTGTTTTAGGATTCTGTATTACTCCCGTTGCAGAGTTGGTGATTACAAACTGAGTGGATGTTGCCGATTTAATAGTTGCATTTGTTAAGTTGTACTGACTGGGGGTTACCCCAGTTATGTTTACAGCGTCCCCAGCTACAAACTCATTAGAAGCGGTATAGGTGATGTCCCCCCCAACAGTGGCATAGTTTCCCGATACTCCGGTGTCTATGTCATAGCCAAAACTAGTTTCAAAGTATCCATCAACAGAAGAATAGTAAGAAACATAATAGGTACGATTTAGTCCGGCATACGGCGCGGCAATGCCTGATACAGTAACGAGGTCTCCGGCTACAAGGCTTGAATTAGAACCGACTGTAAATCGTGTAAACCCCGACTCGCCATCGCCGTAAACATAAGTTATTGCCCCGTATTTTGTGGTTGTCGTAATGTTGGTGATTGCCCCGGTCGTAGTTCCTGAATACCGTTTTCCGTATGCAGCCACAAAAACACTTTGATTGTCAGTGTATGGAGAGTTTATCCCCGCGGCATTAGTAGCGTACGCCCGAAAGTACCACGTCTTACCGGGGGACAGCGCGGAAAACGTAGTGGTCCCTCCGGAAGCTCCGGAAATAGTTTGCGAGGTCCATGTGCTAAGGTCACTGCTTGACTCAACTACGTGGCTTGTGATTGTTGAGCCACCGTTACTAGACGCCGGGGTGACTGCAACAGTGACGGCTGCCCCCGACCGGGTTAGTGAGCTAATTGTAGGAGCCGCGTACGCAACTCCGCTTGGGGACCATGCCCCCCATCCTTCGCTGTTATATGCGGCAGTCTGAAAATAGTAGACCTGTGTACCGGAAACAATAGCGGGTACGGTGGGTCCAAAGGTTGAAACTCGACCGGTTCCCATTCCGGTAACCTCGGTCCACGTTGAGTTATCCGTGCTATACCGATACTTGTAATCCGTAATGGCAGGAGGCGCGGGGCTGCCTGTTGCCGAACTCGCTACCTGTGAAGAGACAGTAATTGTCGTACCGTTTTGATTTGTTCCTGTTTTTGGACGAGTAATGCTTGGGGCTGCGGGTGCTTGCGGGGGACGAGAGATGTTGGTGACGGCTTGGGTACTTGAGCCACTTGCACTTCCAAGTGGACTAGCTGCGTTAGACGAGACAGCAATAGTGGGGGTACCCGTACCGTCCGATAAGTGAGTGTAGGTATACGTGCCGCTACCTAGAGCAAGGCTATATCCGGCGGAAGTTCCACGAAAATCATAGCTGTAGTTTCCGCTTCCAACCGAAACCCCGTTGATAGACGCCGCCCAGTTGGACGTTGTTCCTAAGTCATACGACGCTGTATTGCTGTCTTCGTAGATATATACATTCCACGAAATAACGGACGTGTTATTGGCGGTATTTACACTAGTTTCACTAGTGTCCATAATAAGGCGGAAGTTTGACCTTCCAGAAAATGTGCCTTGAGCCCTTGCCATTTAGCTCACCACAACCACAAATCGCCTACCGAAGGGCTTGATGGTTGCGCGGACTGCACGTAAATGCGAAGCACAGCTCGAGCACCGGCAAGATTAGATGAGGCATCTAAGCCAAACCCTCCCTGAGCAACAGGAAGAGTTGTAGCGGTATCTACATCGGCAGAAAGACTTACCTTATTACCTCCGGTAAGGTTTCCGTTTGCGGCAACTTTAGCAACCCCGGTGCTTGCTCCGCCAACTCCCGTAAGGGTAATGGTGCTGCTGGCAGCGAGGGTAGTCACGTTAGAGATGGCGTTTGTCCCCATGTTCAAAGTGCCGGACATCGTGCTTCCTGCTTTGGCTACATAGTTAGCAGTCACGGTTTCTGAAGTAATCAGAGTCTCGGTTGAAGCCGCCGTGGGTAAATTGAGTACAGTAGTCCCGCTTGCTGCGGTTGCTCGCAACACCGCAGTTCCTGAACTTGAGCCATTAAACGTGACGCCAGCCCCGCCGATAACGGGAGTAGTCAGTGTGGCGGATGTAATTGAAGGAGACGTACCAAAGACTAGTGCCCCGGACCCAGTTTCATCCGACACAACAGAAATAAGTTCCGCAGAAGTAGTTGCGGCAAACGCACTCAACTTTGGCTTTGTCCAACTTGGGACGCTTCCATCTGAATACAAAAAAGTTCCGGATGCTCCGATTGCAAGCTTGGCTGTAGTATCCGCGGCGCTTTGATACAGAACGCTTCCTCCGGAACCACCGTTGACGCTGGTTGCGAGGTCGGATTGAATAACAGCAACGTTTTTAGCAGACGCCCATGCCTGACCGTCTGCAGTACCAAACTTAATCTTTCCGGTAGTGGTATCGAGACCAACCTCGCCTGTGTCTAGCGTTTTGGTACCGGTCGTCCAGTTGGTGGTGGTGTCACGACGCAGCTTGATGGTCGTGTATCCAGAGTTCGCAGCCATTGTTCTCCTAAAGTCTTATTTCTATTTTGACGGAATCGTTTGAGGGTTATTGGCTAACTGTCTGGCGTCGCAAAAACATTGCCTGTAACGTACACCCGGAGCTGGTCGTTGTACTCGCGCTGTACGTCTAGCTCGTTTACATCCTTCTCCTGATAAATCAAAGGATGACCTCGCTAGCCCGAACCGTAAAGAAGTTTCCTTCAATAACTTCAAGATTCTCATTAGTTTGGCTGTTGATGGCGGTAATTCTCCACCACGTACGGTTTGCTAAGCGGAATGTTTGGTCCGCAGTCAAGCTAATTGCTGCAATGTAATTTTGCGTGGCGCTGTGCTCCGCCAACCCGTTAAGAGAACTGAGAGACAACGCCGTTGTAGCTGTCCCCACTACCGAGAATGTATTTGAAGTAATTGGCGTAGTGACAAGATACTCACCGTTAATTGCATCATTTACGTCCGTTAAAAACACCGATTGCCCGGATGTAAAATCATGCGTTGCTGTTGTGGTTATTGTTATTTTTGCGTTTCCAGCGGTGCGCGAAGCTCCACTGACTATCCAAGAGTTTTTGTCTGAAGTAACCGCCATGGCAAAGTTTTGGACTATCTGCACGCTACCTCGTTGGTAGTACAGTCGAGCAACAAACGAGTTACCCGCCCAGTTACCGGTAAAGGAAACGTTGGTTGCAAACTTTCTGCCTTGGTATGCAGTGAGGTCTCCACTTTCGGTGGGGAACTTCGGGTGCTGGTCTCCGTAAGTAGGTTCCGGAAGATTTGCCCGTTGAGGGAACGACCGGTCGTCCACCTCCATGGGCTTGTACACAGGGACATACCGGTTGGTCATCTTAGAAATTCGGCGCAAAGTAAACACGTCGATTTTGTACAGACCAACTCCGAGCTGTACGCACAAGTCACGGTATTGCGCCTGACGAGTTTGAATCATCTCCATAAGCTGGCGATACCGTTCAGCGCGGGGGATAGTGACTCCGTCGGGGGCTTGAATGTCAATGTCAAACGCGGCGTCTGTAGCTAGCGTGTACAACGCCAGAGTTGTTGCGTAGATAGCTACCGGGTATTCCTCAACAGCCGGAAGATTACTTACCGTAATTTCTCTGCCAAGAGCATCGGTAGAACGAGCACTGTGTTCGCCAATGGCGGTGGCTACAAGGGTAGCCAGCTCAGTAGCAGTGAAGTATCGGAAATAGGTTCCGCTAACTGCGAGGATGGTCCCATCAGCAAGAAGGTTGTCAGTTACAAGAACACCCGTCGATTCTTCAACAGAGCAGTCATTAGTAATGTCCACGTTGTTTGCGGTAACAATTACGCTGGCACCATCCAAAGGTGCGTAATGAAGACGGTATCGGTTAGTCGTGCCGTCCGCAGTAAATTGCGTGACAAAAGACTTGCCCATGTCTCCGAGTTCAAACCTGACTCGGTCAACCAAACTGCTGGTGGTAGCCACAAAGCCTCCGTAAACTCCTCTTATCTATGTTCCCGGATTACTGCCGGAAATACAGCACAAATAAGTCCGCCCTGCTGGGAGGAGGGCGAGAACCAGCAGGACGGACAGTTTATGGGGCGTTACTGTCGCCAGATATATCCAAGACTCTCAAGATATGCGGCTAGGTCACGCGGTACGGAGTATTTAACACCTTGCTTGAAGGTGTAGCTGTTTCCGACTCCGTAAGTCATGTCTTCGATAGCGGTGATGGTTCGAATAACAACTTTGTCGTTGTTTACCGAAACGCCAACCTCTTCAATTTCGTCAATAAGGATGGGGGCATCAGGCTGCTTGGGGTCAAAGACCTGCGTCTCCAGCTCGACTTCCTCCTGTTGACGAGCAATGCTGATTTCCTCAGCTCGCTCCTTCAACGCCTTAGCGTTGGCTTTCATTGCCTTTTCGGCTGCTGCGCCTGTTGCATCCAACGGGCTAGTGGGTAGATTTGCCACGATTTCATTTCTCCTTGTGTTTTTGAATGGGGGGAGAGCCGAAGCCCTCCCCCCGGTGGTTCGTGATTAGTTGGTGTAAGCCTTCACGATGGCTTGGTCGGTGATGACACCAAGACCCCAGATGGCGTACCATGCGAGAGCGTGCTCACGACCGAAGTCGAGAACGCCACCGTCACGGAGCTCAACCGGAAGGCTGATAGCGTGACCGAACGCGTTGTCACCAATCATGATGGACTCGTACACGTCGGCGCTGTTGCCGGTTGCCGAGGTGAGGTAACCCTTCTCAGCCGTGTAGTCAGCGGAGACGGGGTTTCCACCCGAACCGGGAGACGTGTTTGCCTTGACCGGAACCTCAACTTGGTTTGCCGGAGCGCCAACAAGCGTCGACGTGGTGTACGTGCCAGAAGCAGCAAGCAGGCGGGTCTGCGTCGTCTCAATGAAAACGACGTCGTACAGACGACCGATTTCACCAAGCATGAAGTTACCCGGAGCAGCGTACTTCGTAACTTCGATGAACTCAGGGTTCGAACGAAGGTCACGCGACTGCTTGGGGTGGATGAACATGACGTACGTCTCACCAATGCGGGGGATGTTCTTACCGGCAAGGGTAAGAGCAGCGTCCTTGATGGTTCCGGTCGTCAGCTTGTGGTTACCGTCGAGGTCCGAGATAGCCGTTCCAACCGTACCTTCAGCGTAGGTGTTGAAGGTGGTCGATGACGAGAAGCCCGAACGGTCGTAACCGAAGACAGCCGAGGTGGCAGCCGACAGGGTGTTACGAGCCTGAACGTCAAGGTACTGAGCCATGTGGCGACCGAGGAGACGCGAAGCCGAAGCCATGATGTCGTCGAACGAAGCGTTCAGGAGCAGTTCGGAAACTGCAACTGCGTAGCCGTGCTCAGCAACGGTGATGGCAATCTGCTCAGCCGTCAGAGCGTTCGTGGTCATACGAACACCTTCGGTGAGGGGTGTCGGGTCAACAGCAAAGTTCTTGTAACGCAGGAAGTTCACGCGGAGACCGGGAGCAACGCCGAGTTCCGTCTTCTTAACAGCGAACTGTTCGAAGCGGAGGATGGGCATTGCTTGGAACAGGATTTCCTTCGACCAGATGGTCTGGATTGCCTGCGAGAGCTGGCTGTTGGAGCCAGAGTAAGCGGTAGGTGCCGAGGCAAGCTGCCCGGAACCGGTGATGGCAGATGCTGCCATGATTTCTCCTTAGGGGGTAGAGGTTGTGGGGTTACCCGAACAATCCCTGACCACGGTTGTTGTTAGTCGAACCAAGAAGCTTGGCTCGGTTTTTCGCGTAATCTGCCATAGACATGTTCCGGAGGTCATCCGGGGAGTTCATAATTTGCGCCGGGTCGTTATCGAGGGGTCCAGAGGAAGGAGCGGTAACGCGTGCTCCAACCATTTCTTTACGAGTCTGCTGCGAAGCTTGTGCAACAGAGTCAAAAATTCGAGAAGACTTCTCCTTGAGGGCAAGGATGCTCTGCTCAATTTCATCCCGAGTGTTTCCCTGAATAAGGTCAATCAGCTCTGGAATGATGTTCTCACGTTCCTGTTCAAGTCTCTGCTGGCGGAAAGCTTGCAGTTCCGTGAACTCACGCTCTTTTTCAAGAAGTGCAAAAGCACGTTCCCGCTCGGCTCGCTCTGCGGCAAGCTTTGCTTCGAGTTCTTCTTCCTTCTTCTTTAGAAGCTCTTTGAAGCCAAGTTCAGCCTCGGCTTCTTCCTGCTTCTTTTTCTGCAGCTCTGCTTCACGAGCGGCACGTTGTGCCTTTCGTTCGGCTTCCTTTGCGGCTGCCTCATCCCGTTCCTTGCGAAGAACTGAGAGCTCTTCCTTCAGGTTGTTAAGCGTTCCGTAAAGCTTGTCCTTTTCCTGTGCACGAGCTTTAGCAATATCTTCAGCGGTGTACACCTGAGTTTGGGCAATCTCTTCGGCAACGGCTTCGGGGATTGGTGTTGCTTCAACAGCCTCGTCGGCTGTTTCAATAGCGTCTTCCGGCATGATTTCTCTTTTCATTCTCTTGGTCGTTTTCCAAATGCCCGAGGGCGTATCACATGACCTGCTGGGTGTTACGGTAAGTCAAACTGAAAAAATGCAGTTTGTCTCTATAAACAATGTTTCCATTGAATTACTTAGTTGTCCTTGTCAACTGTTCTACGTTGCGGAAGTTTTGTTCCGTATGCATCAGTAACAAGTTTCTCTCGAAGTGCCGCTTCACCCTGCTCTTCAATAGGTCCACCGTTAAGGTTTGGGTCTTTAGCGGATACCTGCGTCGCGGGACCAAGAATGCCATCTCCCATGGTGTCGCCATCGCCAAGCATGGTGGGCTCCATTGGAATTGCAGAACCTTCTGGTCCGGACATCATTCCGGTCATGTCCATAATCTGCTTTTGGATTTGAATCTT